TTAATGAAAAATTCATTTTTTTAGCCCCCAAATTTTAAAGTTTTAGAGTTTTACAAAATAATAAAACGACGTGATTTTTTATTATTTTAAAAGAATACATCAATACGAAGCGATAAACAAGCTTTTCGTACTAAGTGTACTAAGTTGAAATGAGAGGTCAGTACGAAAAACTTCTTTAAAATCAACAGCTGTACTGGGTATCTAGTGTATACTGTCTTTCATATAATTATTATTATTATTATATATATATAAGAGACATATATAATAAGAAAGAAAAGGTTATGTAGACTTGCAATTCGGAGTACAAGTCAGATACCCAGTACAGCTATTGATTTTAAAGGGTTAATTCCGTGCTGACTAAGAAAGGGGGTAGGATGAGAGAGTACGAAACCCTAAAAAACCGAATTGATTTTTTTGAGAGAGATTAAATAAGTTTTTGATTACAGTTCTAATGTAAAGAAACGTATTGACAAAGGGGAAGACAAAAAGATAGACTGTGCAAACTCAAACAAAAAAGATAAGCTAACAAAATGAAAAAAAATACTTGGATACAATTACGAATCAGCCCCGAACAAAAAGCGATCTGGGTAGAAAAAAGCATGCAAGCAGGGTTGCCTTTATCGGCTTGGATAACAAAAAAACTGAATGAAAACTGTGCAGAGTTTAAACAGTTTACAAACGAATCAAAAACAGAGGTTAAAGATGTCAACTGAAGAAAAAATAGAAAAAAGAATAGTGAGAGGAAAAAATGGGGGGATCCTTCACCCATTCGTCAAAGGGCAAAGCGGGAACCCCAAAGGGCGTCCAAAAAAAGTTGTGAGTGCTTTAAAAGTGCACGGGTACAGCGGGCATGAGATAAATGACTTGTTGGGTCAAGTTTGCGCAATGACAGTTTCACAAGCGAAAGATGTCGTTAAAAATGAGGATGCGACACTTCTCGAAGTGTGCCTATTAAAAATGGCGACGAAATTCATCAAAGAAGGCAAAGGTGATTTTTTAGATTATATCATCTCTAAAAAGCAGTCGCTGGATAGAACAACTGTGCAAGTCGAAGTGTCAAACAATCAAAAAGAGTTGACAATCGAAGAAATAGAAGAAGAATTGAAAAGACGGAATTTGCCAAAAAACCTGTCCTTTTCAAGTTAAACTTATGACAAAAGACGACCTGGATTTATACGAGAAGATATACCTCCAAAAAGCACGCGATTCTTTTTGGAGATACAGACAAGCGATCACAAAAGACATGGTCATTGGGTGGTGGCAAGAAGAGATATCACACGAGCTGCAAAAGTTTTATGAAGATATGCAGGCAGGGAAAAGGCCTAAGCTGACGATATCATCGCCACCACAACATGGAAAATCAACCATGGTAGTGGACTTTGTGACATGGGTGTCAGGAAAAAACCCGGAACTCAAAACAATCTACGCTTCCTACAGCAAAAAACTAGGAACACGCGCCAATTTGGCGTGCCAAAGGATATTTACAAGTGCCCTCTACAAAAAAATATTTCCCGCGATCTCTGTGAACGAAACCGGCAAAAACTTACGTGATAACAGTCCGACAAAAACCCGAGAAATAATTGAGTTCGCTGGGGCCGAGGGTTTTTTCCGAAATACGACGGTAAAGGGGTCTATAACTGGGGAAAGTTTGGATATTGGGATAATAGATGATCCTATAAAGGGCAGAAAAGAGGCAAACTCACAAACAACACGCGATGCAGCTTGGGAATGGTTTACGAGCGATTTTTACTCTCGTTTCAGTGAAAAAGCAGGGTTTCTAAGTATCGCAACACGTTGGCATATCGACGACCCGATCGCGAGGATGCGCGAAAATTTTGGGGATCAGATAAAAGTGCTCTCATATGAAGCCATCGCAGAGGAAGACGAGCCTATGCGAAAAAAGGGCGATGCTCTTTTCCCTCAGTTAAAATCAAAAGAGTTTTTGTTGGAGAGGAAGAAGCTAATGCCGACCCACGAGTGGGAATCTTTGTACCAAGGAAAACCAACTGCGACAGGTGGGAATCTAATAAAAGGGGGTTATTTTGGACGTTATGATGTGTTGCCAATCATAAAATACCGTGAGATATACGCAGACACAGCGCAAAAGACAAAAGAACACAACGACTACACGGTATTGCAAGTGTGGGGGTATGCAGAAGACAAAAGGATTTATTTAATTGATCAAATTCGGGGCAAATGGGAATCACCCGAGCTCAAGAGACAAACTGTTGACTTTTGGAACAAGCACATTGTAAAAGACCCATCATTCTTTGGGCAGCTGAGAAAGATTTTTATAGAAGACAAAGCAAGTGGTACGGGTTTGATACAAGACTTGAAAACGAAAGAAAGGTTACCCGTGATTGCGATTCAAAGATCAATCGACAAATATACACGAGTATTAGACGGACTTGGTTATATTGAGTCGGGTTATGTTATGCTGCCTAAAAATGAGGCTTTTGTGTCCGATTTCATTCGAGAGTGTGAAGAATTTGCAGCAGACGGTGGGCACAAGCATGATGATCAAATTGACCCAATGCTTGACGCGATAAACAACATGCTAGCTCAAAATATAGTAACCATGTGGGAGAATATGATATGAGAAAAAAGCAAGGACAGAAACAAAAATTAACCCCGGGAGCCACAAAAACATTTGAAAATCAAAAGACCATCGATGGCTTTGTAAATCTTGCGTCAAAAATGGGTGTTGGAAGAGAAACGCAAAACCTTTTGAGCGCAGGGGACTACAGTTTCAACTTTTTAACTCGAAATAGGATCAAACTAGAGCAGATGTACCGCGGCAGCTGGATTGTAGGGGCTGCGATCGATTCTTACGCGGAAGACATGGTGCGTGAAGGCATAACGATTAAATCCGATTCTGATCCGATGCGTGAGCAAGAGTTGCTATCTTCCTTCAATCGAATGGGAATATGGAAAGATTTACAAAATGCAATCAAATGGGGACGGCTTTACGGTGGAGCTCTCGCAATTTTGGACATAGAAGGGCAAGATCCTACTTCGCCTCTTGATATTTCTCGGATATCCCTTGGACAATTTAAGGGGCTTTTAGTTTTCGATCGCTGGCAGTTGCAAACTGACATACAAGTCTTAATCGAAACAGGGAAAGAGGCAGGGCTTCCAGCTTTTTATACTGTGCTTGCAGACATGAGTAGCGGACGCCGTGCAACAGTTACGTACCACCACAGCCGAGTAATCCGTTTCATCGGGATACAATTACCACATTACCAAGCAATTACAGAGCAGCTCTGGGGGGAATCCGTGATTGAACGGGTGAACGATCGAATCATACCCTACGACACGGCAACTTTTGGTACGGCAAATCTGATACAAAAAGCGCATCTTCAGACCTTAAAAGTGCAAGGTCTTCGACAAGTACTTGCGGCCGGAGGGGTGGCAGAGGAAAACCTTCTAAAATCTTGCTACACGATGAGCATGATGCAAAATTCATTGGGGATGTCTTTAATCGATACAGAAGACACGCTGGAAACGACAAACTTTTCCTTTTCCGGGTTAAGTGATGTTCTATGGCAGTTCGGCCAACAAATTGCAGCAGCTTTAGATTCAACCATGATCAGACTTTTTGGGCAATCGCCTTCTGGATTTTCTTCGGGAGAAAGTGATCTTAGGATGTACTACGACAAAGTGCGTGCAAAACAAGAAAGCTGCGGGTTGTCGGAAGGGATTTTGAAGATTTTACGAGTGATGCATATCTCAAAATTTGGCGAAGAAGCCTCACCGACCATGGACTTTGAGTTCGTCCCGTTGTGGCAAACTGAAGCAAAAGAAAAAGCGGAAATATCGGCGCTAATTGCATCAAACGTTGCACTGCTGTATGGAAATGGAATCATAAGTCACGCCGCAGCTTTAAAAGAGCTCAAACAATCATCGAATGACACGGGAATCTACACAAACATAGATGAAAAAGAAATCGAAGAAGCCGCGATACAAGAGCCGCCTGCATACACACAAGAGCCGAATATCGACCCAGAAAACAAAATAAACGTTAATCGAAGATCTGGAATGGATCGAATAAAGGAGTTTTTCCGTGTCTAAGTTCGGGCCCAAAAAAAA